TTAAGAGTCTTTTAGAGGGTTCGGCTTCTTTATATAAACAGTTAGAAGAGTTAGGCACACAGATTAAAAATGCAGGAGTCTCTAAAAGCACAGGGGATGATTTTGATGATCTTTTTGAATCTCTGAGGTCTAACCCAAAAGTTAAAATACTAGAAGGTCAACAATTAGACACAGCTAAGAAAATGAACGCCCTTCTAAGTCAATTTACGGAGGGGCTTACAAAAAAAGATTTAATGGCTTTATCTGATGACGCGCTTATTGCTTTAAATAAGATAAAACATTATAATCCCGTTTCTTCTTCTCTTGGCTCAAAAGCAGGGGATCCTTTAAGAAAACAGTATAAGAAAACCGCTGATGGTGAAACAGTTGTTGTAAACGCGGAAGTTGATGAACTCATTGATGAAGTTTTAAAAGAAAGAGACTTATATGATCCTCTTTTTATGCTTTTTGATGAGTTTTCAGAGGGCGGTTTAGCGACACTAGACCATGAAGCGCGGGATATGTTCCGTAAACCTAAAGGAATAGCAAGTTTAACAGTGTAGAGGACAAAACATGGTTGAGACAGTTGGAAGTTTAATGGACAAGAGTATCCCTTCGCAGTTAGACGAAGAGGATTTAAAAGCGGAGATAGAGCTTGAAATACCTAGCACGGACGACGAACCGCTGCTCGTGGACTCTGATATTGAGATAGAGATTACGGAAGAGGACGACGGGGGAGCTACGGTTGATTTTGATCCTACGGAGGAGCGGGAAGACGTTGGGTTTACGGAGAATCTAGCCGAATCGTTGTCGGACAGGGAATTGGGGCGTATTTCCTCTGATTTACTGGGCGAGTTTGATGCAAACAAGGCAAGTCGTCAGGAGTGGGAAGACGCATATACGGATGGTTTGGAGCTTTTAGGCTTTAATTATGAAGAGCGGGCACAGCCTTTTAGGGGTGCAAGCGGTGTTACGCATCCGTTATTGGCGGAGGCTGCCACACAGTTTCAGGCGCAGGCATTTAATGAATTATTACCGTCTTCAGGTCCTGTTCGGACGGTGATTATGGGCGAAGACACCCGTGCCAAGCAGGAGCAGTCTGAGCGGGTACGTCATTTTATGAACTACTATATTACGAATGTGATGGAGGATTACACGCCTGACATGGATCAGATGCTGTTTTATCTCCCATTGGCGGGAAGTACCTTTAAAAAAGTGTATTTTGATGAGGTTATGGGACGTGCCATGAGCAAGTTTGTCCCTGCGGAGCAGTTAATTGTACCGTATGAGACTTCGGACTTGGATTCGTGCCCGAATGTAACGCATATTATTCGCATGGGGCTAAATGACCTTAGAAAACAGCAACTTGCGGGGATATATCTTGATATGGATGTTATACCTGCACAAGGGGATGTAACGGAAGTACAAGGCGAATTGGACAGAATATCGGGTGTGGAACCTTCTCAGATAGATTATGACTGTACATTATTGGAATGTCATGTGGATCTGGATTTAGACGGGTTTGAGGAAGTGGACGATGACGGGGAGCCTACAGGCGTGAAGCTTCCTTATATTGTAACGATATCGCAGGATAATGGTCAGATATTGTCTATTAGAAGAAATTATAGGGAAGACGACAGTTTAAAGAGAAAAATACAGTATTTTGTACATTTTAAATTTTTACCGGGCTTTGGGTTTTATGGACTGGGTTTGATACATACGATTGGCGGACTCTCGCGTACCGCCACGGCGGCACTGAGGCAGTTGATCGACGCGGGTACGTTGTCCAACCTCCCTGCGGGTTTTAAGGCCCGTGGACTGCGTATTCGGGATGACGAAGATCCTCTTCAGCCGGGTGAATTTAGAGATGTAGATGCACCCGGTGGGGCTATTAGAGATAGCCTCATGCCATTGCCGTTTAAGGGTCCTGACCAAACTTTGTTTAATTTATTGGGATTTGTGGTACAGGCGGGTCAAAGGTTTGCAACCATTACGGATATGAAGGTCGGTGACGGCAATCAGCAGGCAGCGGTTGGTACAACATTGGCTTTATTGGAGCAAGGTAGCCGTGTAATGAGCGCGGTACATAAAAGGCTTCATTATGCTATGCGGTTGGAGTTTAAGCTGTTGGCAAAGGTTATGGGCGAGTTTTTACCACAGGAATATCCTTATGCGGTAGAGGGGCAGGATCAAAAGATTATGTCTCAGGATTTTGATAGTAAGGTAGATATTTTACCTGTTTCTAATCCAAATACCTTTAGTCAGGCGCAAAGAATAGCGTTGGCGCAGACCAAGATGCAATTAGCTTCTCAAGCCCCTGAAATACATAATATGTATGAAGTGTATCGGGATATGTATGAAGCGATTGGTGTATCGGATGTAGATAGGCTTTTGAAAGCTATGCCAGATGAGGAACCACGGCCCTTGGACCCTGCACAGGAAAACATTAATGCAATGGACATGATGACGTTAAAAGCGTTTGAGGGTCAGAACCATCAGGCGCATATTCAGGCGCACTTGGTTTTTGGTTCATCCCCGTTGGTAGGATCTGTTCCTCCCGTGGCGGCCACCTTGCAAAAGCACGTTTTGGAACACGTCAAGATACAAGCGGAAGAGCAGGCTAAGGCTCAAATGGCGCAAGCAGGACCAATGCCTGTGGAAGGTCAGGAGATGCAATATCAGGGTATGGTAGCGCAGTTAGTGGCGCAGGGTATGCAACAAGCTAAGGAGCTATCTGGACAAATATCTGGTCAAGGACCTGATCCTCTGGTAAAACTAAAAGAGCAAGAGCTACAGATTCGGGCACAGGCGGAACAGAATGATGCTAATACTGACAAGGCTAAATTACAACTAGACGCACAGAATCAGCAGATTAGGGCGGATCAGTTTAATAAGAGGTTAGCTAGTCAGGAGGCTCAGACAGACGCTAGGATCCAAAGCGCAATGGAAAGAGAACTGTTAAAACAGAGAGGTAAATAGGATGGCCTTTAGATTGAAAAGAGATAAAAAACCGAAGAAAACAACCCCACCAAAAAGACAAAGTGTTTTTGAAATGAAGCGCGAATTTCAACAATCTAAGACTAGTAAAAGTCCAAAAGAAATGCTTGGCGATATGAATAGCTATTATAAAGATTTAATGAAATAGGAGTTAAATAAAATGTCAAAAGTTAAAGTAAACGGGTCCCCTGCGGGTCCAACGCCTAAACCGACTAAGTTTGCGGATATTAAGGGTCAGGGAAAGATACCTTATGGCAAGACTAAGGAATTTAGTATGAAGCACAGTTATCCACGGCTCGTGGCTCGTGGTATGGGTGCAGCCAAACGGGGCGGTGGTTACACGGGTTGCGTGTAAATGCCTTTGAAAAAAGGTTCTAGTCGAAAAACTGTTAGTAAGAACATAAGTAAATTGCGGGATGAGGGGTATCCCCAGAATCAGGCAGTGGCGATTGCCTTGTCAAACGCAACTAAAAAAAGCAAGGGAGGGGTGGTACAAGGGTATAGCAAGATAGCTAGACCTAAGAAGTTTAAAGGAATATACTAATGTTGGATCCCGCCAGTATTGCCACGGCTGTTAGTTTAAGCACGGCTGCTTTTAATAACTTAAAAAAGGCTTTTGTGGTAGGTCGGGACATAGAGCAGATGGGTGGCGATTTATCCCGTTGGATGAAAGCCAGTTCGGATATAGATCAAGCCGTAAAATCTACAAAAAATCCTCCCTTTTATAAGAAGATGTTGAGTGGCGATTCCGTTGAAGAGGCTGCTATGAAGAGTTTAGTTGCTAAGAAAACCCTTGAAACGCAACGATATGAGTTGCAGAATTATGTAAAATTTAAATTTGGGGTTCAAGCTTGGGATGATTTGTTAAAAATGGAGGGAAAGATTCGTAAGGAAAGACAAGATCTTATTTACAAGAGGCAGGCTTTACAGCAGAGGATAATTGAAGGAATTTTTGTAGTTCTTTTATTATTGACCGTAGTTGGTTTTATTTTCTTTGTATTCTGGTTAAAAAGGCAACAGGATGGAAATTGAGGATCTTTTATTATATGGTGCCGTTGCATTGGCTTATTTTTGGACTATACATTTTCCTCCTAGTTGGTTATTTATAAAATAATGGGAAAACGATCAGAGTTTGGTAGGATCGACAAAGACTTTTATCCTACCCCTGCAAAAGCAGTAGAACCTTTGCTCCCCCACTTGGAGGGCTATGTTTCTTATGCCGAACCTATGGCGGGCAACGGAGCGTTGATAAATGCTCTGGATCAAATGTCTGATTTATCCTGTAGATGGATGTCTGACATTTATCCGCAAAGACCTGATATTAAACAGGCTAATGTTTTTGATTTAACTCTTAAAGAAATAGGGTTAGGTACGGAATTGATTATAACTAATCCCCCGTGGTCAAGAGAAGCTTTGCATAGCTCTATTATGCACTTATCTGCCATAAGACCTTCGTGGTTATTGTTTTACGCGGATTGGATGCACACGTTACAGGCTATGGAATATCTTCCTTTTTGTCATAAAATACAAAGTGTTGGTCGTGTAAAGTGGTTTCCAGAAACCCCGCATACGGGCAAAGACAATGTTTGTTGGTATTTTTTTGACCAACGAAAACAATCAGATAGTGTAGAGTTTTATCCTAGAGGTTGGCTTGGAGGACTTTCTATGATAAAAAGGTACGCATGACACAAAAAAAGTTAGAAAAAGGCTCCTCTTGGGAAAGCGCGGATCTGGATAATAACGGAATTATCACGGACAGTGAGATGGCTATAGCTTCTAAGATGGAACAGTTATCTCATCAAAGAGAGATGAATAAAAATCTTGATAAAATGCAGGATCAACAGCGCATGATGGCGTGGGTTGCTATGGGTTCTATGGTTTTATTTGTTGTAGCCATGATGACTCCTCTTATTGACGTAGGTCGGGTTAACCAGTTATCGGGGTTTTTAAACACTTTTTTTGTTAGTCAAGCTGCTGTTGTTTCTGTATTTATGGGAGCTACAGCTTATTCTAAACGAAACAATGATATATCAGTACAGGCAAAGCAATGAAGTATATGAAAGATATAACAGTAATGATACTGGCATTAGGCTTAATGTCATTATTAGGGGTCATAGTAATAGACGAGTTTATGATTGCAGCGGATCATGGCGGTGAATTTGATGAGGGTATCTTGTCCTTGTTAAATAATGCGTTAGTGGGTGTTGTTGGAATTGTAGCCGGGTATGTTACGGGTCGTAGTGGTAAATGCGATTGTGAGAAGTAATGGTTAGAAAAATCATGTATTGGATTGAATCTTTTTGTAAGATTCAAAAAGTTCCTAGATATTTTAAAGGAAAGAAATGAGTCTCTTAACTACATTGATTGGTCCTGCTACTCAGCTACTAGATAAGTTTGTAGAGGACAAAGATCAGAAAGCAAAGCTTGCCCATGAATTAGCGACTATGGCGGATAGAATGGCGAATGAACAAGTCATGGCGCAGCTGGAGATAAACAAAGCGGAAGCTGCCTCAGGAAGCTTGTTTAAAGGCGGTTGGCGGCCCGCTGTGGGTTGGATTTGCGCTATAGCTTTTGCATATCACTTTATCGTAAAAGATTTAATAATATTTGGAGCGTCTTTTGCGGGGGCTGATTTACCTGAGCTTCCAGAATTTGAAATGGGGACGCTTTTAACGGTTTTGGGCGGAATGCTTGGAATCGGAGGATTACGTAGCTATGAAAAGACAAAAGGATTAACGAAATGAGTAAATACCCAATACCTTGCCCGCAATGCACTAGCAGGGAACATTGTCGAGAAAAAAAGGTGTGTTTGAAAGAATAATTCCTGCCAAAAAGGGAGAAATATTTCGATACGAAAACAAATGGCTTGGTGAGAGGCGAATGCCTGTCGAAAGATGTAAACAAAAAACAAGGAGGCGAAATGAAAGAAAACTTTCAAAAATGTTTAGAAATGATTCTCCATCACGAAGGAGGATACGTAAACCACCCCCGTGATCCCGGGGGAGAGACTAATCTTGGTGTGACTAAAAGAGTGTACCAAGAGTGGGGAGGCACAAAGAATATGAG